TGAAGCCCTGCGCATGACCACGGAAAGCGTCCGGCGGCCGAAGTGGGCGAGGCGCGAAGCGGCAAGGCACGTTTGCCTCCGCGCCCTTTGGGAGAGGATTGAGGTGGGGTTCGCGGGCAGACCCATCGGAGCGCTGCTTGTCGCAATGCCTTCGCAAGAGTGACTGAAGGGGGACACCAGGTTTGAGGAACAGGGATAAAGCGAAAAATAAAGGGACGAATCGGGATGAAATCCACGAACGGCGCGGGTTTCGAGCGCGCTGAGCGCGTCGGCGCCGACCGGGCGTAGGTTTGCAGAATCGGGCGCCGATTCCACCGCACAGACAGTACGTTTGCAAATTGAAGCCGGCCGAGGGGCCGGCTTTTTGCGTCTTCGAAGGGCCATTGAGGCGGGCGCGAACGCTGTTCGAAGCGCGTCAGCGCGCCGGCGGCGCGCCGGGCGGGTCGCAGGCGGCGTCCAGGCGGGCGCCGAGTTGCTCGAGGTGGCTGACCAGCTGCTCCAGCTGGTCGACGTCCAGGCCCGTGATGGCCTCATGGTCCTGGGCGTACACGAAAGCGTCCAGGTGATCCTGGAGCGAGTAGCGGGCCGCCAGCAGCCGCGCCTCCTGCATCAGCCAGCGGCGCCTGGTGAGCCCTAGCGGGCCTTGCTTGCGGCGGATGGTGGCGATGTCAGGCACGGTGGCGCTGGCCAGGAGCCGCCTGACACGGGTGACGCGTGCTTCATTCATGGGTAAGCCCCCTGTTGTGGTGACTCAGACCCGGGCTGCGCGCTTTGCATAGCGCAGGACCGTGGCCTGGGGCAGCCCTTCCACCAGGAGTTCGTAAAGCAGGCTGACCAGCTCGGCGTGATCCGGCGGGGACAGCACCTTATTGCCCAACGCCTCGCTGGCAAGCTGCATGGCCATCATCAAATCTTCACGTCTCAGGGGCTGCGAAGCTTGATCTGGCGCGGTTTGCGCGGCTCTGTCCATATCGCCGAGCCCGGTCGCGAGCCATTCCATGCGGACGCCAGCGGCCACGCACAGGTTGGCCATCGCCATGAACGGAGCCTCCGCGACGCCGCGTTCGTACTTGTTGAGCATGTCGGTGGACCGCCCGGCGGTTTCTGCCGCCTTTTGGCGGGATGGCAGCCGATCGAGCACCGCCGATAGGCGACGTCCGAGTTCCTCACGGTAAGTCGGACGCTCCATCTGAGTTTGGTCCACACCATCCGACATAGACATAAGCCTTTGAATTACCTACTCCGAAGAGGCTACGCCGCCGATTGTCGGTGCGGCATGAACCCGGATGCCGCTTATCTGCTTGACCGTACCGCTGATAAGCGTATATTCGTGCCCCAGACATAACCCATAGATCACAAGGGGAACCCGGGGGACATGAGCCGCAAGACCGCACTCACGCCGGACCAGGTACGCCAGCAACTTCGTCAGCGGGGCAAGACGCTGACGCAATGGGCCGAGGAACGCGGCTACGACCGCAAGGCCGTCTACCGCGTCATCAACGGTGCCGATAAGGCCTACTACGGCCGCGCCCACGAAATCGCGGTCGCGCTTGGCCTGAAAGTGCCTGATGGGGAGCCTAGCACCCCCGAGAACGGCCGCAATATGCGGCAGAGCGCGGCGGCATAGACATGGCCGCCCTCTACGCCAACCAAGATCGCCGGGCATCGAGCGCGCCGGTCGATGTCCTGGCTGTGATGGACCGCTGGATCGCCGATTCCAGGCTCCGCGAGTTCACCGATTGCACCGTCGGCGCGAAGGACGCGACGCACGAAGCCGAGGCAGCCCGCGCAGCCGTGGCCGTACTGATCGGCGCCTGCAAGGGCGCGACCTGTCAGTGTCCCGGCGGCGCATGGCGCACCGTGGCGCTCCCATATGGGCGGCACCAGCACGATTGCCACCTCGCAGGCATTCCTGCTGCCCTCGCCCGCATCGGCGGTGCCGCATGAACCGCCGCAGCCCTGGCGCGTCCTTCTCGGGCGACCTGTTCGAGATCCCGCAGCGCCCCGCGCCGCTGCCTGGCTCGATGGATTTTCGCCCCGTCGTCAGCGTGTTGGTTTCCAACATGTTGGCTGGCGCCGATAGGGCCGGCATTGACCGGCACGAAGTTGCTGCTCGGGCGTCCCGTCTCAGTGGCAAGGATGTCACCAAGAACATGCTCGACGGTTACACCGCGCCCGGCCGCGGCGGCTTCAATGTGCCGCTCTGGCTCTCTCCGGTGTTGGAGGTCGCGTGCGAGAGCACGTTCCTGGTCGACTGGCACGCCAACGTACTCGGCGGCCGCCTTCTGTTCGGCGCGGAGACTCTCGATGCGGAGATCGGCCGCCTGATGCGCGAGCGCGAGGCGGCCGATGCCCGCCTGCGTGACCTGAAAGACCAGCGCCGGAGGCTCAAGTAATGGCCGACGGCACGCAGCTGCTGGAACGCTGGTACACCGGCGCCGAGCTGGTCGGGCTTCCCGGTCTTCCCGGAACTGACCGGAACATCCGGGCCAAGGCAGACCGCGAGGGCTGGACGTCACGCCCGCGCGCCGGACGTGGCGGTGGCCGCGAGTACGCGTTGAGCGCGCTGCCGCCGGCCACACAGGCCGCGCTGCTGTTGCGCGAGCGCCCGGTACAGCCGCTGGCGCCGCGAAACACCTTGGCGCCGAGCGACGAGCAGATCCGCTCGGCCTGGCAGCGCTACGAGCAGGCCAAGCAGCCCATGAAGGACGTCGCGCGGATGCGCCTGCAGGCGATCCATTCGGTGCAGCGCCTGGTGGCCAACAACGTGCCGCTGATGCAGGCCCGCGAGACGGTCGCCGCCCAGCTGCAGCGCGACGGCGTGCGCGGCGGCAGCGCCGCCAGCATCGCCCGCTGGCAGCAGGACGTGGCGCACGCCGGCCCGCAGGACTGGCTGGCCCTGCTGCTTCCGCACTACACCGGCCGCACCGCCACGGCCGAGATCGAGCCCAAAGCGTGGGAGCTGTTCAAGGCCGATTACCTGCGCCTGGAACAGCCCACCGCGAGCAGCTGCTACGACCGCCTGCAGCGCATCGCCGCGACACGCGGCTGGACGCTGCCCAGCCTCAAGACCTTCACCCGCCGCGTGGAGCGCGAGCTGCCGCGCGCGGTGCTCGTGCTGGCCCGCCAGGGCGAGGACGCGCTGCTCAAGACCTATCCGGCCCAGGAGCGCGATCGCAGCATGCTCGCCGCGCTCGAGGGCGTGAACGCGGACGGCCACCGCTGGGACATCCGCGTGCGCTTCCCGGACGGCACCGAGGGCCGCCCGTGCATCCTCGGCTGGCAGGACCTGCACAGCGGCAAGATGCTGGCCTGGCGCCTGTGCGACCACGAATCCAGCGACGTGGTGCGCCTGTCCTTCGGCGACATGGTGCGCACCTTCGGCGTGCCCGGCAGCGTGTACCTGGACAACGGCCGCGCCTTCGCCAGTAAGTGGATGACGGGCGGCACGCCCAACCGCTACCGCTTCAAGGTGCGCGAGGAAGACCCCACTGGCGTGATCACCACGCTCGTCGGCGCCGACAACGTGCACTGGGTGACCCCGTACCACGGCCAGGCCAAGCCGATCGAGCGCGCCTGGCGCGACTTCTGCGATCGCATCGCCAAGCACCCGGCCTTTGAGGGCGCCTACGTCGGCAACAACCCGACCAACAAGCCGGAGAACTACGGCGAGCGCGTGATCGAGTGGGCAACCTTCGAGCGCGTGGTGAACGAGGAGATCCACGCCCACAACGCCCGCACGGGCCGGCGCACCCGCGTCTGCGCCGGGCGCAGCTTCGACCAGGCGTTCGCCGAGAGCTACGCCCGCACCATCGTGCGCAAGGTCGGCGAGGAGCAGCTGCGGCTGCTGTTGCTGGCCGCCGAAGCGGTCACCGCCAGCCCGGTCGACGGCAGCGTGCGCCTGGCGGGCAACCGCTACTGGCACGAGGCGCTGTCCGAGCACGCCGGCCGCAAGCTGGTGCTGCGCGTCGACCCGTACCGCTTGCACAGCCCAGCCCACGTCTACGCGCTGGACGGCACCTACGTCTGCGCCGCGGACTGCGTGGCCACGGTCGGCTTCGCCGACGTCAACGCCGCACGGGAACACGCGCGCGGCCGCAAGCAGTACAAGCGCGCCGCCAAGGACATGCTGGCTGCGGAGCGGCTGATGGACGCCGCCCAGGTGGCCGCCCAGCTGCCCGAAGTCATGCCGCCCACGTTGCCCTCGGCGGGCATCGTCGCGCCGGTGTTTGGCCTGCACGGCAAGAAACCCGAACCGCAACCGCAACGCGCGGCCGCCACCGGCACCGATGGCCCGAGCCCGCTTGACCTGCAGATGTTCGAGCGCGCCAAGCGCTTGAAGGAAGAACAGCTTTAAAGCGCCCCGGCGGGTGTTGGCGCACCCGCCGGGACTAGGCAGCAGTAACCACGCAAGGGGATCAACCAATGAATGACACCGCTACCGTTACGCAAATCTATCAGGGCGACGACGCCCTCCGGGAGAAGGTCCGCGCCGCGATGGCGCGCGACCGTGGCCTGAGCCAGGCCGCCGTTTCCAAAGAGGCCGGCGTCAGCGCCACCACCTTCAGCCAGTGGCTGGGCGGCAAGTACGCCGGCGACAACGAAGCCGTCGACACCAAGGTGCGCCTGTGGCTGGAGGCCGCGGACGCCCGCCGCGCCGCCGGCAACGTGATGCCGACCGTGCCCAGCTTCGTGGCCACGCCCACGGCGCTGCGCCTGCTTGGCCTGCTGGGCTACGGCCAGATGGCCGGCGACATCGTCATCGCCTACGGCAACGCCGGCGTGAGCAAGACCAGCGCCAGCGAGTACTACCAGGCCAGCAGCCCCAACGTGTGGATCGCCACGATGGAGCCCTCGACCCGCGGCGTGGTGACCTGCCTGCAGGAGATCTCCGAAGCCCTGGGCCTGGACACCAGCGGCGGCGCCCGCGCGATGGTCAAGCGCATCAACAAGCGGGTGAAGGACACCCACGGCCTGCTGATCCTGGACGAGGCGCAGCACCTCTCCTACGACGCGCTGGACCAGGTGCGCGCGATCCACGACGCCACCGGCATCGGCATCGCGCTGATCGGTAACGAGGGCCTGTTCTCGCAGCTCTCCGGCGGGCGCAACGCCGCGAAGCTGGACCGCCTGCACAGCCGCATCGGCAAGCGCCTGCAGCTGAAGCAGCCCACTGAGGCCGACGTGGTCAGCCTGATCCAGGCGTGGGGCGTCACCGAGGAAAAGTGCCGCGCCACGCTGATGCAGATCGCCCGCGGCCCCGGCGCCCTTCGCACGCTCACCAAGACCCTGCGCCTGGCCAGCATGAACGCCAACGCGGAAGGCCGCGCCGTGTGTTGCGAGGACGTGCGCGCGGCCGCGGTCGAGCTGGTGGACGGCGGCAGGTAACCACCCTGGTCAACGCGAGGTAGCCGCCATGCAACCCGACCTGTTCTGCAGCAAAGACCTGACGCCCGACACGGTGCTGGCGGTGCTGCAGCACTGCGTCGGCGAGGCCAACGGGCGCACCGCCGAGCAGCTGGTGCACACGATCACCGGACGCAAGGCGGAAGGCGACCAGCGCCGCCTGCGCCAGGTGATCGAGGCACTGCGCAACGCCGGGCATCCGATCTGCGCCCACCCCTCGCATGGCTACTACCTCGCCGCGACCGACGACGAATTGGACCGGAGCTGCGTCTTCCTGACCGACCGGGCCATGACCTCCCTCCGCCAGGTGTGCGCGATGAAGCGCGTCGCCCTGCCGGACCTACGCGGGCAGCTGGGGCTGCCCTTGGAGACAGACGCATGAACGCTTTGAAGGGGATTCAAGACGCCATCGCGCTGCGTTTGCAGCGCCACAGCGTGCAGGTGCTGGACTCGGTCAAGCGCGCCAGCAAGTGCGTTGCCTTCCTGCACGTGCATGGCTGCACGGTGCAGCAGATCACCGTGCGACCGGACTACGTCGAGATCGACATCAACCAGCCCACTGACTGGCTGCAGGGATCGATCAAGGTGCGCCGCGTGAACGGGTATCACCGGGAATGGGTGATGGTGGCCAAGGTGATGGACTGCCAGGTGCAGTGGGTGGTGCGCGAGAAGCACCGCCTGCTGCAGTGGGAGGGCTGACCGATGAAGTTCGCCGTCCACACCGACCAAGGCGTGTTCCACGTCGACGCCAACAACCCGAAGGAAGCACGGGAGATCGTGGAGAAAAAGCACGATGCCGTGATCTCGAAGGTGAAGTTGGTCGGCAACCAGCCTCGCCAGCGGGAGGGCTGAGCCGTGCCCACCACCAAGTCCGAACTCCTGGCCATGCTGACCGCGGCTGCAGGCCTGCCCATGAACCTCGATCAGATCATGGAGCAGATGCCGGTCGGGTCTGAGCGCGCCGAGGTCGATGCGCTGTGCCGCGAGCTGAAGGAACAGGGCACGCTGGTCGCCACGATCGAGGACGGCCGGGTGGCCTATGCCCTGGCCGACCCAGAGCCACCGTCAGCCACCGTCAGCCACCTCCACGGCCGGCGCACCAGCGACCGCGAGACCACCATCGCGAAGGTGCGTCGTCTGCTGGAGAAGGCAACGGCGCCGATGACGCCGGTCGAAGTGCAGGCGGCGCTGCCCGACGAGACGCTGGACAAGATCCTGCGTGCCCTCGACCTGGGCAAGCGTCGCGGCGAGTTCGAAGCAACACGCGACGGCGCTCACGCCGAGGCATACGCGCCCAAGGGTGGCATCGCCATTGCGATCGCCGCACCGGCGCCGAGCGAACCCACGCCACCCGAGCCCGACCCGGCCCCTGAGCCGGCGGCAGCCGAGCCGCGATCCCGGGTGCGCCGCAACGCCGAAGCGGCCCTGCGCAAAGCCGAGCAGGCGCGCGATGCCTACCTGCAGTCGATCGTTGCCAGCAGGACCGTGTGGGACGCGCTTGAAGCCCATGTGACGGCCTGCCGCGAGGCCCTGGAGGCCATGCGCGATGGATGACGACGACGAGCTGCCGCCCTGGCTGGGCGAGCGCCTGCGCCAGGCCACCCGAGACATTTTCCGCGCCCAGTTCGAGCGCGACCAAGAAGATAAGGAACCGCAAGCATGACCCAGATGACCATCCCCGCCGGCCACCGCATGGACGCCCAAGGGCGCCTGGTGCCGGAAAGCAAGATCAAGCCGATCGACAAGGCCCGCGACGAGCTGGTGCGCGAGCTGTACGCCAAGGCCGAGGCCCTCAACAAGGCGATCAAGGATTTCAAGACCGTCGCCTTCCAGGACATCGCCGCATTCGTGGAACTGTCGGCCGAGGAGTACGGCGTCAAGCGCGGCGGCAACAAGGGCAACGTGCACCTGGTCAGCTTCGACGGCGAGTTCAAGGTGCTGCGCGCGATGGCGGAGCTGATCAGCTTCGACGAGCGCCTGCAGGCGGCCAAGGACCTGATCGACGAGTGCCTGCGCGAGTGGACCGCCGACGCGCGGCCCGAGGTTGCGCTGCTGGTGCAGGACGCCTTCCGCGTGGATGCCACCGGGAAGATCCGCACGGGCGCCGTGCTGGCGCTGCACCGCCTGGACATCAAGGACGAGCGCTGGCTCGAAGCCATGCGCGCGATCGCCGAGGCGGTCCAGATCGTGGGCACCAAGAGCTACGTGCGCTTCTACAAGCGCGACGCGACGGGCCAATACAAGGCCCTGCCGCTCAACATCGCGGAGGTGTGAGCCATGTTCTATGCCTACTGCTGGGTTGGCGGCGAGATTGGATTCGGCAGCGACGTGCCGCAGGGCTCCATCCTTCTGGCACACGGCCGGGAAAGGCTGGTCCGGAAGAACATCGAGGCCACCGCGCGCTTGCACTACGACGGCAAGACGCTGCTTGTGCCGGGCGTCCCCGAGGCCAAGACCTACGACGACGCGCACCAGGCCGTCGAGAAGCATCTGTCATGGCTCCGGCTACGTGAACAAGCGAACTTCCGCTTGGTGGCCGGCGTGAAGGTGCACGGCAGCCACACGTGGGAGTTCAAGCCGGCGGAGGTGACCGGATGATCACCCTGCAGATCAATACCAACGGCGCCTGGCGCAATGTGCTGACGTTCGATCCGGCACGCCGGGACGAGATCCTGGCCGGTCTGGCCGCACTCGCCGGTGTCCTCGGCGATGGCGCGCGCTGGTGCCTGCTGAACCAGGACGACGGCAAGCGGGAATGGCTCCACGACATCGGCGAGCGCATCCGCGAATGGGCACCGGTCACCGCCGAGGAGCCGGCGCCGCTGCAGGACGTGGAGGTCAGCGTCTTTGCTCCTGGTGACGAGGAGCCGACCACGTTCATGGCCTACCGCAAGCAGGCGGGCTCGGAGCTGTTCTACCTCAGCGGCACGCCCGACCAGGTGGTGCGCGGCGCGTACGCGTGGCGCGAGACCGGCCAGGCCGCGCCGCTCAGCCTGCGGCGGGAGGCGGCATGAAGCCCGTCCATCAAACTCTGTTCGGCGGTCCGGATGGTCCGACCGAGGCGATCGGCAACTGCTACCCGGCATGCCTCGCGTCATTGCTTGAGCTGGACCTTGCGGATGTGCCGCACGTCTACCAACTGCACCGCGATACCGAAGCCGCGCTGGACGAGACGCTGCGCTTCCTGCACGGCAAGGGCTACACCAGCATCTGCTACGACTGGGCGCCGTGGGTAAACCGCTACGCGCCCGGCGCCCTGGTGATCCTCTCCGGCAAGTCGCCGCGCGGTGACTTTAGCCACGCGGTGATCGGTGAGGTCACGGCCACCGGCTGGCGCCTTGTCCATGATCCCCATCCCAGCGGAGCGGGGATTGCGGGCGAACCGACCCATGTTGAGCTACTGGTCCAGCTGATGCAGTTGGCACAGGAGGCGGCATGAAGCGCCTACTCGTTCGTGTGCCCGCCTGCGAGGTGCCGCCGCGCGGCTTTGGCCTGGTGTACGTCGACTACCTGCGCATGGAATCGATCCATGCGTTGGTGCCGTTGAACCTGCTGCTTGGGCTGGTGCGCGCGGCCTGGCTGTGGCTGCTCCACGGCTACTACACCACCGGCATGGCGCGGCGGGAGCGATACCACGCCACCAGGCGCGGCGACGGCGTCCGCGCTGGCATCCTGCTCCGCTGGGGCAGCCTGTGGGTGGGCGCGCATTGGTCGCGCGCCAACCGCCGGCTGTGCATCAACCTGGTGCCGTGCGTGACGCTCTGGATCACTGCGCCGGGCGGGGTGACGCCATGACCGCGGCCCGCAAGCGCAAGCCCGTGGAGGCGAACGACGGTAGCTACGGCGGCCTGGTGTTGGCCGCGTGGGACAGGCAGCGCGCGTGCCGCGTCTGCGGCTGCACCGAGCTGAACGCCTGCCTGGGCGGCTGCAGCTGGGTCGAGGAGGATCTGTGCAGCGCATGCGTGCACCAGGCCGCGGCGCCGCGAGATCCGCGCATTGACCCGGCCTACCGCGACAGCGTGACCGTCGCCGGCGAGACCCGCGAGGTCGAGGCCGTCATCGGCGAGAAGGTGATCTACAGCTGGCCGGGAAAGATCGCCGTTCGCACGGTGTACCTCCCGGCCTGGCGCGCCTGGGCGGCGAGCGCCAGCGCGTGGAAGGCTGCCGAAGCGGAGGCAGACCATGAAGCGTGAGGACTGGCTGGCGCTGGAAAAGCAGCTCACGTGGCCCGGCGCCAGGGCGTCGCTGCAGTGCGATGGCTACCGCGTCACGCTGATGGTCCAGCGCGACAAGATGCGCATGGTCATCGCCATCTACGTCAACGGATGGTTTCGAGGCGAATGGGTGCGCGACGACTGCGAGGAGCGCCGCCGCTTCATGCGCCCGAAGACCGAATGCGCCATGCGCTTCAACAAGGCGGATCTTCGGCTAGGCAAGCGCTGGATCGCCAAGATGAAGGCGAAGTACTCCTTCACCTGGTACAGCCCGATCTGGCCCTCGGTCCAGGTGCTACGCCGACACTTCGAGAAGCACAACACCTCGATCGAGCTGGCGACCGCTGATGCGCCTGCGGAGCTGCAGGCGGCCGACGTGGACACGCCAGCATGAGCATCGGCAACCGGACGCTGAAGGAGCGGCGCAGCCACTTCGCGTTCGCGCTGTGGGCGATCCAGCAGCCGAAGCCGCCCACCGTTGCTGCCATCCAGGCCCTCACGGGACTGTCCTACAACTCGGCCAGGCAATGGCGCCGGGACTGGTGCGCCGCGCTGGCACCGAAGCCGCCCGCGGAGGTGAACCATGCCCACGACCTTTAAGCGCGCTGGTGACACGCGCGTGCGCCAGCTCGCAGCGATCCACGTGCTGGCGAAGAAGCGCCTGCGCCTGGACCGCGAGACCTACGAGGAGCTGCTGCAGCGCGTCGCTGGCGTGAGCAGCTCGGCCGACCTGGACGCGCGCGGCCGGGCCAACGTGCTCGACGAAATGCGCCGCCTGGCGGACGAAGGGCAGAAGCGCATGGGCAACGCCGTGAGCCTGCCCGACGCGCCGCAGAACGTGCGCGAGGAGGTCGCCGGCATGGTGGCCAAGGTGGGCGCCATCCTGGCCGAGCTGGACAAGGGCTGGAACTACGCCCACGGCACCGCGAAGCGGATGTTCAAGACGGACCGCGTCGAATGGCTGCGCCCGGACCAGCTGCACCGCCTGGTGGCGGCGCTCAGCTACAGCCAGCGCCGGCAGCGTAAAGGCGCGCCCTGATGCACCCCGAGGAAGCCGCCGAACGCTCGATCGCATTCCAGGACCACTGGCGCCGCCGCGCGCTGCCGGAGGTGGCGAAGATTCGGCCGATTTACCAGGGCGTCATTCACCAGCTGCTCAAGGCAGCGTTTTACGCGGGCTCCAATTGGGAGCGTCGCAAGCATGAACCCACGCGGCTAGGGGGCTGCGACTGATGAACATCGAGAACTGCAACAGCATGGAAGGGGCGAAGGCGCGCTATGCGAAAGCCGAGCGCGGTGAATTGGTCATGCAGCAAGTTGGCCTGCGGTCGAGCATCCACACCGTGGAATGGCTAATTGCCAACCGGGCGGAGGGTGCGACTGCAGAGGCGTTATTGGCGTCACTCCAGGAGCAGCTGTTCGTGCTTCACGAAGTCGCGAATTCGCGCGGCATCCACCTACTCGGCTACGGGCGCCCGAGCTAATGCACGTTGCCTGTCCCACCTGTGGCGAAGCCTTCCCGATCGGCGCCGGCTTTCACGACGCCGACGGCAAGCGCTTCGGCATGCTGCTGGCCGGCATGGAGCCAGCGCTCGGCCGCGCGGTGATCGAATACCTGCCGCTGTTCAACCCGGCCAAGCAGAAGCTGCGCCTGTCCAAGGCGGTGAAGCTGGTCGAGGCGCTCGATGCGCTGGTGCGCGAGGGCACCGTATGCCGCGACGAGCGCAGCAGCGTGCGCCTGCCGGCCACCGTGGCCCACTGGATCACCGGCATCGAGCAGACGCTGGCGCAGCGCGCGCGGCTCACGCTGCCGCTGCAGAACCACCACTACCTGCGCACGATCGTCTACGGCATCGCCGACCAAGCCGCCGCGACGAAGGAGCGCCAGACCGAGGTGGACAAGCGCGCCGGTCGCCACCTGGAGCCTGCCCAGGGTGGCGCCCAGCGGTCCACCCGTGTGGCGCTCAACGACGCGCTGCGCGCGATCGAGTCGGACGTGCGCCTGGGCATCGTCAGTGCGGAAAAGGCCGAGCAGCTCAAGGCCGACACACTGGCCCGGTTCGGGGTGGGACGTGGCGGCGACTGAGCTGGCCACCTTCAGCCAGGTCGACGCCGGCGATCTGCCGCCCCGGCTGGCGGCGCTCGCCAAGGTGATCGGCCTGCCGGCGACCCTGCGCCTGGTCGAGGCACGCGGCGGCACGCGCGTGTACGTGCCCGAGCAGGCCGCGCCGGACCACTGGCTGGCGCCGCTGATCGGGCCGGGCGCGCTCGCGCTCCTGGTGCAGCACTACGGCCGCGAGTACCTGGAGCTGGATCGCGCCGCCGGCGCCCTGCGTGCGGCGCGCGATCGCCAGATCGTGACCGATGCGCGCGAGGGTGCATCCACCGCCACGATCGCGCTACAGTGCGGCCTCACGCAGCGGCAGGTGTTCAACATCCTTGCCCGCGCCAACGGCGGCGCTCCCGCGCTCGACCAACCTGACCTCTTCGAGCAGGGCCGCTGAAGCGTTTCAGCCTGATCGCAACACCCCTCTCTCCGTAGCCTGACCGCTAGCGCGCTTCCTTCCCCTGAGCGCGCTACCCGCCGGCGGGCTGCGGATTCCCCCACCGCAGCCCGCCGGCACCTTTTCACGCGGAGGGTGCGCATGGGCTTCAAGGATCGTTTGAGCGCGAGTTACACGCGCATCGCGGGCATGCTCGATGGCGGCGGCCGCATGATGCTGTGGGCGCTGCTCTCGCTGATGCTGCTGCTGGTGATCGCGGTGGCGTTCAACCCGGCGAAGTTCGGCAGCTACCTGTGGATCGTCTCGAAGCTCAGCCTGGCCGCGGTGCTGGGCTATGGCTTCGACCGCGGAGCCAGCCCGGACGCGAGGCCCTCGCAGCTGGACGGCATCGAGCGGGCTATGGCGCAGACGCGCCGCGCCACGCTCATGGCCGCCTCGATCATCGCCGCGGGGCTGATGCCGTGATCGCCATCCTCGTCGCCCTGGTCCTTATCGCCTGGTGGAAGATCCCCAGCACCGAGGCCGAGGCGCGGCACGTCCTCGCCCCTTACCGCGCCCTGACCGGCACGCTCTGCCTCCTGGCGGCGCTGGTGTTCTGGCTCGTCATGCGGGGCTCGCTGTGATCTGGGGCGTCTACCTGATCCTGTGGGGCCTCTGCTGGCTCTACGGCGCTACCCGCCCGGCGGCGCCCTGGTTCCCGCGTCCGTGGGTGCGCAGCCTGATCGGTCTGCTGATCTTCACCACGGGCCTCCTGGTGATCAGCTTGAACGCCGCCGCCGCCCCCGCGAAGGCACCTCCGACGCCCGCCGCCCGCTCGGTGGCGGTGCCCGAGGCGAGCGCCATGTATCGCCGCTGGATCGAGCAGGCGGTGGCGGAGGAATGGGGCGTCGACGGCTCGCCCGCGCGCCTCGCCGCACAGCTGCACCAGGAGTCGAGCTGGAACCCGAACGCGCGCAGCCCGGTCGGCGCCGAGGGCCTTGCGCAGTTCATGCCGTCGACCGCGCGCTGGATGGCCGAGGCGTTCCCCGATCGCCTGGGCAGCTTCGACCCGTGGGACCCGCAGCAGGCCGCGCTGGCCGCAGCGGTCTATGACGTTTGGCTCGCCCAGCGCAACCCGGGCGCCGGCCAGTGCAGCACGTGGTCCTTTGCGCTGTCGGCCTACAACGGCGGCGAGGGCAACCTGCGCCGGGAACAGGCGCTCGCCGTCAAGGCCGGGCGCGATCGCCGACGCTGGGCAGGCAACGTGGCCGACATGCGCTCGCGGTCGACCGCGGCCTGGCGCGAGAACCGCGCCTACGTGCAGCGCATCCTGACGGTGCTGGAGCCCGCCTACATCGACGCCGGCTGGGCTGGTCAGGCGGTGTGCGCATGAAATGGCTGACGAAGTGGGGCGAGGAGATCCTCGTGGTCCTGCTTTTCACTGCCGCGATCTGGTTCGTCGGCTACAGCCGAGGTTCGCAGCACCAGGCCGACACCGACCGCGATCGCATCACGCAGGCCGAGAGCAAGGTCAACACCTCGGCCGATGACGCCAAGGCCGCGCGCGAGGCGCTCGCTGACGTGCAGGCCCGGCTCGATGCGCAGAAGCGCGATCTGCAGGTCGCCCGCTTCATCGCCCAGGCCGCGCTGGACGCCCGCGACGCGACGCAGGCGCAGCTCGACAAGCTCACCACCCAGCGGGAAACCGCGCTGAGGAAAGCCGCCCGTGAAACCCCTGACTGTGCCGATCTGGCTCGGTTGCCTGTGTGTCCTGCCGTGGCTGACAAGCTGTTCGGCATTGCACCGGCCGACCCGGCCGGCGGCGGTGGTTGAGGTGCCGGTGCCGGCCTACCGGCCGCTGGACCGCACCCTGACCACTCCGATCGCCGAACCCGCACCGCCGCCGCAGAACTGCACCTACAAGGGCAAGCCCTGGTGGTGCGCACTCGATGCGCTGGCGTGGATCGAGCAATGGCGCGGCAAGTTGCGCGCCGCCAACGTCGACCGCGCCACCGCCGCCAAGGTGAGCGCCGGCCCTCAACCCCAACCGCCGGCGGCGCCGGCTTCCCAGGAGTAGCCATGTACCGACCTCGATTCATGCCGCTGGCGCTGGGCCTGCTCGCTGGGCTGGGCTTCATGGCGGTGCCGCCCGTACACATCGCTGCCGCACCGCGCGTGGTGCATACGGTCGCGCGACGCGCCACACGGCGCGCCTTCACCCGTGCCGGCGGTGGGCTGCCCAGCAAGAGGGGCCGCCCACAGAAGCACCACGGCAAGGCCTGCCGCCACGCCAAAGCAGCGCGCCAGCGTCGCCGCGCCTCGCGCATGACGCGCGATTGATCGGGAGCCGAAGCCTTGACTGACCAGATCGACCCCGTGCCGGAGCTTGAGCAACGCGAGCGGGACGAAGGCGTGCAGCGCGTGCGCGATCGCATTGCCGAAAGTTTCAAGCCCAGGGCGCCGGGCGTGGATGCCATTTGCATCGATTGCGACGAGCCGATCGAGCCCCAGCGCCTCGCGGTGCTGGCCGGCAAGACGAGCCGCTGCGCCAGCTGCGCGCAGGACCACGAGCAGCGCTCGCGGGGGTATCGCCGGTGAACGAGACCATCGCCATCGTCATCATCGCCCTGCTGGTGGTGAACCTGATCGGGCTGTTGGTGGTCGGGCTGCGCGTGAGCGGGCAGTCCACCGACACCCGCCAGCTCGAAGGCCGGCTCACCAAGCTGGAAGCGCGCGTCGACAACCTGCCTACCCATCGCGACTTGCTGGAGCTGCGCACCGGCATCGGCGACGTGCAGGAGAGCGTGGCCGCCATCAGCGGCCGGACCGAGGCCATGACGCAGATGCTGCGCACCATCCAGGAGCACCTGCTGGAGAACGATCGATGAAGACCTTTACCGAGCGACTGCGCGAGGACCGCCGCCTGGTGATTCTGCGCATCCTGTCCGAGCAGCCGGGCTTCCGGCTCAACACCTCGAACCTGCATGCGGGCCTGCACCACCTGGCCGTAGCTGCCTCCCGCGACGACGTGCTGACCGACGCCCACTGGCTCAAGGACCAGGGCCTGGTGCTGCTGGAGCCGGTGCCCGAGGTGCCCAACCTGTACCTGTGCACGCTGACCGCCCGCGGCAGCGACGTGGCCGAGGGGCACGCCCGCGTGCCCGGCATCAGCCACCCGAGCCCGAAGTAAGCCCATGCCGCGCACCAGCTCGATCAAGCGCCTACCGGCCGACCAGCGCGCCTACCTGGAGAAGCTGATCCGCGAGGATTGCTACACCCTGGATGAACTGCGGGACAAGGTACGCGAGCGCTTCCCCGAAGCGCGAACGCCCAGTCGAAGTGCCCTGGGCCGCTACACCCAGCACGTGGGCGAGCTGGCGGGACGCATGCGCGACATCCAGGCGGCGAGTTCCTCGCTGGTGTCGGAGCTGGGCGAGGACCCGAACGATCGCGCGGGCCAGCTCCTGGTGCAGGCGGTGACCACGCTGGCCACCCATGCCGCGCTGAAAGCCACCGACGCCGAGGCCGAGGATCTGTCGATCAAGGAGATCGGCATGCTGGCCCGCGGCGCGCGCGCCGTAATGGAGGCGCGGAAGATCAGCCTGCAGGAGCGCCAGGAGATCACCCGCATTGCCCGCGAGCAGGCGGCCGAGGAAGCGGCGACCGTCGCCCGCACGGACGGCGTCTCGGAAGAGACCGTCGAGCGCATCCGCGCCCGGGTGTTGAGGGGCGGCGGCTGATGGGCAATGCCCGCATCATCCCGGCCCACAAGGACGGGCTGTTCCTCGACTATCAGATGGCGTGGGTCGAGGACCGCAGCCGCCTGAAGCTGATGGAGAAGGCGCGCCAGATCGGCCTCTCCTGGAGCACGGCCTATGCGGCGGTGGAGCGCACGGCGATCAAGGGCGCGCGCAACAACCAGTGGGTGAGCAGCCGCGACGACATGCAGGCGATGCTGTTCATCCAGGACTGCAAGATGTGGGCGGAGGTGCTGGGCATGGCCGCCCGCGACATGGGCGACATCGTCATCGACCCGAAGACGCGCGCCACGGCTCGCGTGCTGGAGTTCGCCAGCGGCAAGTCCATCAACAGCATGTCGAGCAACCCGGACGCCCAGGCGGGTAAGCGCGGCGGCCGCATCCTGGATGAGTTCGCGTTGCACCCAGACCCGCGCAAGCTATGGTCGATCGCTTACCCGGGTATCACCTGGGGCGGTCAGCTTGAGGTCGTGACCACCCACCGCGGCAGCCGCAACTTCTTCAATCAGCTGGTCCGCGAGGTCAAGGAAAGCGGCAACCCGAAGCAGATCAGCCTGCACACCGTCACCATCGAGCGCGCGCTCGCCGCGGGCTTTCTCTACAAGCTGCAGCAGGCATTGCCGGCGGACGATCCCGTCCAGGCCATGACCGAGGCGGACTACTTCGACTTCGTGCGCTCGGGCTGCGCCGACGAAGAGTCGTTCCTGCAGGAGTACATGTGCATCCCCGGGGACGACGATGCGGCGTTCCTCGAATATGACCTGATCGCGGCATGCGAATACGCCAGCGCGGTCGCCTGGGAGCAGATCGAGAAGGGCGAGCTGTACTGCGGCGTCGACATCGGCCGCAAGAAGGACCTGACGGTGCTTTGGGTGGTCGAACGCCTGGGTGATGTGCTTTACACGCGCCTGGTGTTGCCGCTGGAGCGCATGCGCAAGTCGGACCAGGAGAAGATCCTCTATCCCTGGTTCGAGCGCTGCCAGCGGATCTGCATCGACGCCACGGGCCTGGGCATCGGCTGGGCCGACGACGCGCAGGACAAGTTCGGCGAGCACAGGGTGGAGGCGGTCAACTTCACCCCCGCGGTGAAGGAAGCACTGGCCTATCCGCTGCGCGGCAAGATGGAAGATCGCCAGCTGCGGATTCCCTACGACAAGCACATCCGCGCCGACCTGCGATCGGTCACCAAGCAGACCACGGCCGCGGGCAACATCCGATTCACCGCAGAGCGCACGCCTGACGGCCATGCCGACCGCTTCTGGGCGCTCGCACTGGCGATCCACGCCGCAAGCACGCCGGCCGAAATGTTCGCCTACCAGAAGGTGCCCACCCGCGGCGACGCCAACGGCGATCGCCAGCACCGGCCGGTGTCGATCACCGCCGGCTTCAAGACGTCCAAGAGGGTTCTCTAATGGCGCTTTCGCGCATCGTCGGCCCTGATGGCCAGCCCTTCGAGTTGGGCGTGCTGCAGCAGGAAATCGCCCGGCCCACCATCACTGGCATCCGTTCCACGTGGGGCTTTGCGCCCGTGGCCGGCTCGCTGTCACCCTCGCGCCTGGCGCAGATCCTGATCGACGCCAGCGAGAACGATGCACGCGACTACCTCACCCTTGCCGAGGAAATGGAGGAGCGCGACTGGCACTACACCAGCGTGCTGGGTACGCGTAAGCGAGCCGTGTCCGGCCTGCCGGTGACGGTGGAGTCGGCCTCGGACGATCCGAAGGACGTCAAGCTGGCCGATGCCGTGCGCGAGCTGGTACGCGCGCCGGAGTTCGGCGACCTGGCGGACGACTGCCTCGACGCCCTGGGCAAGGGCTACAGCGCGGTGGAGATCGTATGGGACCGCAGCGGCAAGACCTGGCGCCCGGCCCGCTACGAATGGCGCGACCCGCGCTTCTTCCGCTTCGACTACGAGACGCAGACCCAGCTGATGCTGCTCGACGACGGGCACATCATGGGCACGCCGCTGCCGGCGTTTAAGTTCATCGTGCACCGCCCGCGGCTGAAGTCCGGCCTCTCGATCCGCGGTGGCCTGGCGCGCATCGCGGCGGCGGCCTACATGTGCAAGAGCTTCACGCTGACCGACTGGATGGCGTTCGCCGAAGTGTTCGGCATGCCGCTGCGCATCGGTCGGTACTCGCCAGGCACGTCGCAAGACGATATCAACACGCTGATCACCGCGGTGGCCAACATCGGCACCGACGCGGCGGCGATCCTGCCCAAGTCGATGGAGATCGAGTTCCAGCAGCTGGCGCGCACCAGCGACGGCGGCGACAAGGTGTTCGCCGGCTTGGCCGACTGGCTCGATCGCCAGGTGAGCAAGGCGGTGCTGGGCCAGACGGCCACCACCGACGCGCAGCCGACGGGGCTGGGTTCCAACACGGCCAGCGTGCACAACGACGTACGCGGCGACATCCAGAAGTCCGACGCGCGCCAGCTCAGCAACACGCTCAGCCGCGACCTGGTCCGGCCGTACATCGACCTCAACTTCGGGCCGCAGGAGCATTACCCGCGGATCTGCATCGAGGTGGTCGAGCCGGAAGATCTGACCGCATTGACCGAGGCCCTAGCCAAGCTGGTGCCGCTCGGACTTCGCGTAGGCCAATCTGTGGTGCGGGACAAGATCGGCATTCCGGACCCGGACAAGGACGAGGAGATCCTGGTACCGCCGGCGCCTGCTGCCACCCCGGCGGCGGCGCCGGCCCCAACACCGGCCGCTGAGAAACGCGCCCGCAACCGCGCGGGCAGCGGTGACCCCCTGGACGATGACGCGATCGACGAGCTGGTCACCGATCCGCTCGGCGACTGGGCGCCGCTGGTGGACCCGCTGGTCGATCCGGTGCGCGCCTTGGCCGAGCGATCGCAGACCGAAGAGGAGTTCCTCGCCGGTCTGGCCGAGCTGATGGCCACCGAAGATCCGGCCGACCTGGTGCGCTCGCTCGCCACGCAGGCGTTCAAGGCCCGCGCCCTGGGTGACGCCACCGACAAGCCGGTGGTCTGAGCATGGACTTCACCGCCGGCCCGGTGCCGCAGGAGGCGCTGGACTACCTGCAGGCCAAGCGACTGAAGGTGGGCTTCGACTACCGCGATGTGTGGCGCGAGGAGCACGCCGGCGCGTTCACCGTCGCGAAGATGACCCAGCTGGACATGCTCAGCGACATGCGCGACTCGCTGGCTGGGGCGCTGAAGAACGGCACCACCCTGCGCGACTGGGCCAAGCAGGTGACGCCCGAGCTGCAGAAGCGCGGCTGGTGGGGCGTGCAGCAGGCGGTCGACCCGCTGACGGGCAAGGTGGGCCAGGTGCAGCTCGGCTCGCCGCGGCGCCTGCGCACGATCTACAACGCCAACCTGCGCACCGCCCGCCAGGCGGGCCAGTGGGAGCGCATCCAGCGCACGGCCAGCACGCACCCCTACCTGCTTTACCTGCTGGGTCCGAGCGCGCGCCACCGGCCGCAGCACGTGGCCTGGGCCGGCTCGCTGCTGCCGATCGAGGACGAGTTCTGGCGCTACGCCATGCCGCCCAACGGCTGGGGCTGCAAGTGCTGGGTGCGACAGGTAAGCCGGGTGGAGTACGGCCGCCTGCGTGATCGCGGCTACCAGGACCCGCTGGCGCCGGCCGAGCTGAACCCGGACACCGGCCTGCCCACCGGGCGGCGCGTGCAGCAGCTGCTGCCGGTCAAGCTGGAAACACCCCAGCTGGAGTTCCGCCAGTGGGTGAACAAGCGCACGGGCGAGATCGAGCGCGTGCCCGATGGCATCGACCCGGGCTGGGACACCAACCCTGGCCAAGTGGCCAGGCGCCGCCAGGTGGCGCAGGAGTTCATGCAGTCGGTGAACCGTGCTCCGGCCGCCGCGGGCGCCCGGGCGATGGCGCAGACGCTGCCGGTGATCCAGGACGATCTGGAGGGCGCCTATCGTGAGTGGGTGGACGCCATTGCCGGCGGCGGGCTGGATCGCATGGGCGGGCGCCGCACCATCGGTGCGCTGAGCCCGCAGGTGGTGCAGGCGCTCAAGCAGAAGGTAGGCGTGACGCCGGCGACGGCGGGCCTGACGATCGACCAGCGCGAGGTGGCCCACCTGGTGGCCCAGGCCCGCACGGGAACCACCGCCGCTACGCCGCGGCTCGGCGACGTGCGCAACCTGGTGCGCTACCTGGCCAAGCCGCGCGCGGTGATCTGGAACGGCGCGGCCACGCGCCCGGCGCTGTTGTATGTGTTCGAGTCGGCGCTGCTGCAGAGCGGCCAGTACGGACGACTGGCGGTGAGCATCGACGTTGCAGCGGATGGGGCGGCCATCAATGCGCTGCGCAGCGCGCAGATAGTGGATCGCGCCAGCCTGGAACAGCCCGGCATGCTGCGCCTGGATGAGGGCGACGCCCTGTAGCGTGCCTGGCCCCCACGACGCGTCCGGGAGACCCCTCGCCAGAATCGCCCTGTGAGGCCCGTGCAGCCCCCTGGTGCCACCCGATCTAGCGACCCCCACCGGTCCCGGCGCTTTCAAACGCGTTTAAACGCCCTCACAGGGCTTTCACGTCCGCCTTCACAGCCGGACTTGCCACCGAACCGCCCCGGCGGCATGCTGACCACCCCGCTTGAAGCCCTAGTCGTCTGACTGAAGCGCTTCAGCCTGCCGGCTCCGTCCGGCGATCGGCAGCATGGCCCCATGCTCGCCGCCAAATCCCCCCTGCAGGCCGCTCTCTGTGCGGCCGAAACCACGCCCGAACGGGCCGCCCTGTGCTTCGCACTGGCGGCCGACGAGGCGGCTGCCGACGCCGCGCCGCAATGGCGCGAGCTGATCCCGGCGCCGGCCGCCGATGGCCGGATCGTCGGCCAGGACGGTCGCTGGTGGACGATGCCGGACGCGCAGGCGGTGGTCGACCAGTTCACGCTGGCCCTGCCGGTGGACGTGAACCACGCCAGCGAGCTGCAGGCGCCGACCGGCAAGGAATCCCCAGCGCAAGGCTGGGTCGAGGCCCTGGAGGCACGCAATGGTGCCGTGTGGGGCCAGATCAGCTGGACGCCCCGCGGGCGCCAGGCGGTGGCCGACCGCGAGTACCGCTTTCTGTCGCCGGTGTTCAAGTTCAACCCGAACACCCGGCAGATCCACCGCTTGACCAGCGTGGCGCTGGTCAACGAACCCAACTTCCCCCTGGCGCTGAACCGCGCCTCCGACCAGGAGATCCCCACCGTGGATGAAGCCATCCGCAAGGCCCTCGGCTTGCCCGAGCAGGCCACGCTCGACCAGGCGGTGACCGCCATCAATTCGCTGCGCACCGCCGCGCCGGCGCTGGACAAGTACGTGCCGCGTGCCGATTACGACACCGCGATCAACCGCGCGCAGACCGCCGAGAACAAGCTCGCCGAGCAGGCGAAGACGCAGCTGCAGGCGCAGATCGACACCGAAATCGAGGCGGCGCTCAAGGCCGGAAAGATCACCCCGGCGACCGTCGACTACCACAAGGCGCAGTGCGCGGCCGAGGGTGGCCTGGAGCGCTTCCGCGCGTTCGTGCAGGTCGCGCCCGAAGTGGCCGGCAATACGAACCTGGACGGCAAGCCGCCGCAGGGTACCGACAACAAGGGCCTCAACGCCGCCACCAAGAACATCGGCGCGATGTTTGGCAACAGCGTTGAAGACATCGCCAAGTACGGCCAGGAGAAAGCGTGATGCTCACCGCCGATCGCAACACCGCAGTCAAGGAAGGCACGGTCATTTCCGTGCCGGTCGCCGCGGGCGCCAAGATCTTCGCCGGCGCGCTGGTGGTGGCCAACGCCACCGGCTATGCCGCCCCGGGCTCGACCGCCCTCAACCTCACCTATCTGGGCCGCGCCGAGGAATACGTGGACAACACGGCCGGTGCCGATGGCGCCGTGGAGATCCGCGTGCGTCGTGGTCAGGCGTTCTACTGGAAAAACTCCGGTACGGACCCGGTCATCCAGGCCAGCCTGGGCAAGCCCGCCTACATCGTCGACGACGCGACCGTCTCGAAGACGAACGCCGGCGGCAACACACAGTCTGCCGCGGGCGTCGTGATCGGCGTCGACGCCGGCGGCGTCTGGGTCCAATAAGGAGCGCAACGCGATGCTGATCAACAAAGAGAACCTGGTCGGGGTCTTCATCAACCTCAAGACCACCTTCAACAAGGCGTTCGAAGCCGCGCCCAGCCAGTGGTCGCTGACCGCGATGCTGGTTCCGTCCGGAAGCAGCCAGAACAACTACGACTGGCTCGACCGCTTCCCCAAGATGCGCAAGTGGATCGGCGAGAAGGTGATCAAGGCGCTCAAGGCCAACACCTACGCCGTGGTCAACGACGACTGGGAAGCCACCGTGTCGGTGCGCCGCAACGACATCGAGGACGACAACCTCGGCATCTACGCGCCGATGGCCCAGGACGCCGGCTACAGCGCCAAGACGCTGCCCGACGAGATCGTGTCCGACCTGAAGAACAACGCCTTCGTCAACAAGTGCTACGACGGCCAGTACTTCTACGACACCGATCACCCGGTCGACGACGGCAACGGCAACACGGTGAGCGTCAGCAACAAGGGCACGGCCGCACTGTCCTACGCCACCCTGGCTGACGTGCAGAACAGCTACGGCGCAGCCCGCACCGCGATCATGACCATGAGGGACAACGACGGTCGTGCGCTCGGTCTGGTGCCGGACGTGCTGGAAGTGCCGCCGGCGCTCGAAGCGGTGGCCAACGTCATCTGCAACAACGACTACCTGGGCGACAAGACCCCGAACCCCTACAAGGGCACCGCCAAGGTCGTGGTCAACCCGCGCCTGACCAGCGCCACCGCGTGGTTCCTGCACTGCACCAGCCGGCCGGTGAAGCCTTTCATCTACCAGCAGCGCAAGGCGCCGGTGTTTGTGCAGCAGATCAACCCCGACGCCGACGACGTGTTCAACCGCGGCGAATACAAGTACGGCGCCGAAGCGCGCGCCGCGGGTGGCTACAGCTTCTGGCAGATGAGCTACGGCTCGACCGGCGCCGGCTGATAGCACCACGGATGCAACGCCCCAGCGGGGCAATTCCGAGAGGCCGCAAGGCCTGAGTAGGCCGGCGCCCGGGTGAGCCCGGGCGCCGGGTACATCACAGACACGAGGAACGCACATGGCCAACGACAACACGAACACCTCGCCCGCCTCCAACGGCGCGAAGGCCAAGGTCAAGCAGATCGAAGCGCTGGTGGTGAAGTCGGTCGCGAAGACCTTCCGCCGCATCGGCATGGCCTTCACCAACGAAGCGATCCACCTGGACCCGAGCCTGCTGACCGACGAACAGGTGGCGGCGCTGAAGAGCGAGCCCGGCCTGGTGGTCACCCAGGCCACGGTCACCGTGCCGGTGTCCAAAGGCGCCGCTACCACGCCGGTGGTCACGCCGATCGCTGCTCCGGCCGACGACAAGGCCGCCGAGTAAGCCGCCGCCATGAGCTACGCCGCCCAGGCCGACATCGACAGCCGCTACGGCAGCAACCTGCTGCTCACCATCGCCGACCGCGATGGCGACGGCGTGGTCGACACGGACGCCGTGCTGCTGGCGCTGGCCGACGCGGACGACGTCATCAACTCGCACCTGGCCGAGCGCTACCAGCTGCCGCTGGCCACCGTGCCACCGCTGCTGGTGAAGGCCGCGGTGGACCTGGCCGTCTACAACCTGGCAGAGCTGCCCACGGACGAGATGCGCAACCGCTACAACGACGCGCTCAAGGCTCTGAAGAACATCGCCACCGGCGTGCAGCAGCTGGGCCTGGCCCCGCCGCCGCCCACCACCGGCCAGGCAGCCACGTTCGTCGGGCCGGACCGCAAGTTCGGCCGCAACCAGGTGCGCAACTGGTGAGCGGTGTCGGCCTTCAGTTCTCGCTTGATGGCTTCGCTGAGGTACAGCGGCGCGTCAACGCGGTGATCAACATGGACAAGCGCCAGCTGATGGACAGCCTGGGCGCGGAGGCCGTCACGCAGATCCAGCGGCGCATTACCGACGAGAAGACTTCGCCGGAGGGCGCGGCCTGGCCGAAGTGGTCGGACGCCTACGCGGCGACCCGCCACGTGGGGCAAAGCCTGCTGGTGTCCGAGCACCACCTGCTGCAGAGCATGACCCACCTGGTCGAGCTGACGGGCAAGGATGTGGACGTGGGCTCCAACCTGGTCTACGCGGCCATCCAGAACTTCGGCGGTGCGGAGGTCGGCAAGCCCCAGCTGCCGGCGCGTGAGTTCCTCGGCCTGTCCGAGGAAAACCGCACGGATCTGGCGATGGTGGCCAGCGACTGGCTCGACCAGCACCTGCAAGGGCGTGCGGCATGAGTCTGCTCACTCACCGACAGGCGATCGTGGACGGCCTGAAGGCCGCGTTGCCCGGCGTCACCGTCGCCGCGCATCGTGGCCGCTTCGACAGCGCTGCCGAGATCCAGCGTTTTGCAGTGAAGGCACCGCAGGTGCTGGTGGCCTGCGTCGGCTTTAAGCCGGTGAGTTCGGGCGGTGGCCTGGTGCAGCTGCGCGGCCGCTGGGTGGTGTTCGTGATCACCAAGGATGCGCCCAAGCTCGAGCGCGACGCCGGCGCGCTTGCGTTGGCCGAGGCGATCGAGCTTTGCGTGGAAGGCAACACCTGGGCGCTGGACAGCCTCTCGGCGCCCACAGACATCGAGGCCCGGAACCTCTATTCCGGCGCGATCGACAAGAACGGCGTGGCGCTGTGGGCCGTCACGTTCGACCAGGTGGACAGCAGCCCCGCCGTGGATGAGTCGACGCTCGCCGCGTTCCTCACCTTCCACCAGGACATCGATGTGGCGCCGGCAGACGGCCAGATCGATATCACCGAAACCGACACCCTGCCGCAGTAGGAGCGAGCGATGTCTCTTCCCGAGTTCTACCTGATCCCCAAGGCCGACGTGACCGTGCGTGACCCGGTCAGCGGTAACCCGCTGCCGGCAGAGGGCGCCAACAAGCCGCGCTCCAGCTACTGGCTGCGTCGCCTGCGCGACGGCGACGTGACCGAGGGCAAGTCGCCCAAGGCCGCCAAGGCGGCATCCACTCCCAACGGTGAGGCCAAGTAATGGACTTCGACACCATCCCCAGCGACATCCGCGTCCCGCTCGCCTACGTCGAGTTCAACAACACGCGCGCCCAGGCCGGGCTGGCCGAAGACAGCTACACCATCCTGGTGCTGGGCCAGCGCCTGGCTGCCGGCACGGTGCAGGCAGGCGTGCCGACCGAGGTCCTCGGTGCCGCCCAGGCCGAGCAGTACTTCGGCCGCGGCTCGATGCTCGCCGCCATGCTGGCGGCCCTGAAGAAGGCCAACAGCTATACCCGTGTGGTCGCGATCGCCCTGGACGATGCTCCGGCCGGCGCCGCGGCTACCGGCACGCTCACCTTCACCGGCGCGGCGACCCAGACGGGCACGCTGAACCTGTATGTCGCCGGCACCAAAGTGCCGGTGGCGGTCGCTGCCGGCGATGACCCGACCGCCGTGGCCACGGCGGTCGTGGCGGCGATCGGCGCCAACACCCAGCTGCCGGTGACGGCCGCCAATGCCGCGGGCGTGGTCACGCTGACCGCTCGCCACAAGGGCGAGGCCGGCAACACCCTGGATGTGCGCCTCAACTACTACACCGGCGAGCTGACGCCGGCTGGCCTGCAGGTGGCCATCGCCGCCATGAGCGGCGGCACCAGCAACCCCGACGTGTCCGACGCGATCGCGGCGATGGGTGACGCCTGGTATCAGGCGATCGTCATGCCCTACACCGACGCGGCCAACCTGACCGCGCTGGAGACCGAGCTGGTCGATCGCTTCGGCGGTATTCGCCAGATCGACGGCATCGCCTACACCGCCTTCCGCGGCACCGCCGCCGCCACCGACACCTTCGGCACCGGCCGCAACTCGCTGACGGTGACGTGCATGGGCACGTCGATCGCGCCGCAGCCGCCCTACCTGTGGGCAGCGGTCAATGCGGCGGTGGCGGCCGCGTCGCTGGCGATCGACCCGGCGCGTCCGCTGCAGACGCTGGCGCTCCCCGGCATCCTGCCGCCGGTGCAGGCGGACCAGTTCACCTTCAGCGAGCGCAACCTGCAGCTGCACAGCGGCATCGCCACCCACAAGGTGGATGCGGGCGGCAATGTGCTGATCGAGCGCCAGGTGACGATGTACCAAAAGAACGCGTTCAGCATCGCCGATACCAGCTACCTGGACGTCGAGACGATCGCGACGCTGAGCTACATCCGCTTCGTCACCCGCGCGCGGATCACCAGCAAGTTCCCGCGGCACAAGCTCGCCGGCGACACGGTCAAGCCGGCGCCCGGCCAGGCGATCGTGACGCCCACCATCCTGCGCGGCGAATTGATCGCGCTGGCCAGCGACCTAGTCGACGCCGGGCTGATCGAGGACCTGGAGCAGTTCAAGAGCGACCTGGTCGTGCAGATCGATCCCAACAACCCGAACCGGGCCAACGTGCTGTCGAGTCCGAACCTGGTCAACCAGCTGCGGATCTTCGCCGAGCAGATCCAGTTCATCGTCTGAGAGAGGTAACGACCAATGGCAAAGATGTTTGGAAAGGCCGAGGTCTCCAGCGACGGGCAGCGCCTGCTGGTGGATGACGCGAGCAAGCTCAACCTGGGCGGTGTCAAGCGCAATACCGTCAAGGGCACCGAGGTGTATGGCTACGCCGAAGAGGCGCAGGAGTCCTCGGTGGAGGTCAACGTGTTCATCGGTGCCGATACCGACCTGGACGCGATCAACAACACGACCGATGCCACGATCACTTTCAAGTGCGACAGCGGCCAGTGCTGGGTCCTGCCCCACGCCTGGCTCGAATCGCCGGTCGAGGCTGGCGCCAAGAACACCGGTGGCCAGGCGCAGCTGAAGTTCGTGGCGGCCAAAGCGGAACGCGTGGCATGAGCACGATCAAAGGCACGCTCAAGCATGGGCTGAAGGTCGGCGAGACCCTCCACAAGGACTACGAAGTCCGCGAGGCAACCACGGCCGATCTGTTCGACGCCGAGGACCAGGCTCCCGTCACCAAGCGCCTGTCTTACAAGGGTGCGCTGCTGGGTCGCCAGCTGGTGCGCCTGGGCGAGCTATCCGGCCCGATCGACATCGCGATGATCCGCAAGCTGCATCCCGCGGACTTCGAGTTGCTCTGCGACGAGATGGACAAGGCCGACAAGCAGGGAAAAGGGGAACCCGGCAGCTGAGGGAACGCCACCTTCAGGTGCTGATGCTTGGCACCCGCACGGGCTGGAGCCACCGGGAAATCACGGCACTGCCGCGCAGCGTGTTCGACCTCTACGTGCACACCCTGACGAACAGGACCGACACCGAGACGAACACGACCGACACCGACGACTGAGGCAATGAGCGATACCCTGAAGCTAGCCATGCGCATCAGCGCCGTCGACCTCTTCAGCGGAGTGCTGCGGCGCTTCCGTTCGGAGATCGGCGGCGCTGGCGCGCAGGCGAAGGCCATGCAACGCGACTACGACGCGATGATCCGGCACACCTCAGCCGGTCTCAAATCGCTGGCGGTGGCCGACTACGGGTACAACAAGCTCAAGCCTGCGGTGGCGCAGGCAGCCGATCTGCAGGAGTCGCTGCTGAGCGTGGAGGGCATCCTGCAGGGCGCCCACCCGAACGCCAAGCTGCTGGCCGACCAGATGGCGAAGGTGCGCGACAACTCGATCGAGGTCGCGAGCCACCTGAAATACAGCGCCACGGCGGTCACCGATGTGACGCGCGAGCTTTACCAGGGCGGCGTGCCGCTTGAGGCGATCCTGGAAAAGTTCGACAGCAAGGGCAAGCTGGTGCGCCACGGCGCCGCCTACATGACCGAAGTCCTGGCCGAGACCAAGAAGGAGGACCCGGCCACGGTGGCGATGGACATCGCCAACATCGGCCACAGCTTCCAACTGCGGCCGGACCAGTACGGCGATGCAGCGGACATCATTGCCAAGGCCAGCGTGACCAGTTCCGGCAGCCTGTCCCAGCTGTTCCACAACCTGGACCAGGTCGGCAGCCGCGCGCACATGTACGGCAACATGGACCTGAAGTCCACGGCGATCGCGCTGAAGGCCCTGGCGCCGCTGGGCGAGGAGGCCGGCTCAGACCTGGGCGAGTTCCTCTCGCGCATCACCGGCGGCAGCTATCGCGGCCGCAAATGGATGCAGAAGTCCGGCTTCGACTTCTACGACAAGAAGGGCAATTTCATCGGCCTGGATGAGTCGATCAGCCTGATCCAGAAGCGCACCGAACACATGACGCAGGAGCAGCGGAACAAGATGCTGGGCCTGCTGTTCGGGCAGACCGGCGGCAAGGCCGTGACGCAGCTGATCGCGCCGAGCATGCCGGGCGTCAAGAGCTACTGGGAGATCAAGGACTCCTACAGCCAGCAAGCGGGGTTGGAGCAGCAGAACGACACGTGGGCGAAGGGATTCACGGCCCAGGTGCAGAAGCTCTCCTCGACGAATGACAGCACGCTCGCCACGCTGTTTGATCCGCTGCTCGGCGACCTCACGACCGCGATCAAGAAAACCAATGAACTGAGTGGCGCGATCGGCAACCTGGCGACCAAGCATCGCGGTTTTGCCGACACCGTGTCGTATGGCAGTGCCGCGGCGGTTGCCAGTGCCGGCGCCTATGGCGTGTATCGGTTGGCGCGAGCGGCTGGTCCGGGCGGGCGCTTGTTCAAGGGCCTGCTAGGCCGCGGCGCTGGTGTGGCTGCGGGCATTGCCGAGGGCAAGGCTGTGGAAGCCGCCACTGGCGTTGTTCCCGTGTTCGTCACCAACTTCCCGCCGAGCTTCGGCGCGGCGAGCACCGTGGCCGACGCGGCGGTTGCGGCAGGCACCGCGGCCAAGGTCGAGACCACAGTCGCGGGCGGCGCGGGCCTCGCGGGCTGGCTCTCGAAGTTCCCCAAGCTCGGCAGTCTAAGTTCTCTGATGTGGGTGCCGCACCCGGATGTCGATCCGGACGAGTTCGGCAGAAAGCTGCAGCACGATTTCAAGGACGACGGCCGCAGCTGGTTTCAGCACTGGGGCGACGTTTTCCACGGTCGGAAGGGTCAGAACGAACAGACCGAAGTGGGCGGCACGATCAAGATCCAGATCGACCAGGACGGTCGCGCCAAGGTCAAGGACGTCAAGAGCGCCAACCCGCGCGTGCCGCTGGACGTCGGCATGATGATGATGCTGCCGTGATGCTACGGACCAACCAGCTTGGAAAAGGTCCAGTAGGCAGTGGGCTTACCCTGCAGGTGCATTTTGGAAATGCCGCCAGCCGGTTCCTGTTCGATCACAATCGCGTCGCCGGTGAAGAGCTTGATGCAGTCACCGTTGGCTATACCGCCGAACGCAAGTTGCAGCGCTGCGTCAGAATCCTTTTGGGAGAACAACTCTCCCATGCGCTCGATCGTGGCGCGGTTCTGGCAGCCAACCATTTCCCCAGTCATGTGGCGAATACCCTCGCCACTCGGCTGTGCGCGAAGTCCGTAAATGCCGAGCGCAATAACTCCGAAAAAGCAGGCCAGAGCCAGATTTTGGATGGTCCCTTTCATCGACTGTCCCCCATTTGCACCGCCAGGAGCTTAGCAAATGTCCTGGCGTGACGAATTGCAGCCCGGTTCGTTCCGCGGCGTGCCTTTCCTGATCGACGGCTCCGAGGCTGAATTCGGTCGGCGTATCGCGTTGCACGAATACCCGCTGCGCGATACGCCCTATGGGGAGGATCTCGGCCGCCGCGGGCGCCAGTTCTCGATCGAGTGCCTGGTGCTTGGGCCGGACTACATGGCCGCGCGCGATAATCTGATCCAGGCGCTCGAAGCGCCTGGCGCCGGCACCTTGGTGCATCCCTATCTCGGCACCCGTCGCGTGGTGGTGGCACAGCCCGCCAGCGTGTACGAAAGCACCCGCGAGGGTGGCCTGGCCCGTTTCCGCATCCCCTTCGCCGAGGCCGGCGAGAAGCTGGAGCCGGAGGCAACTGCCGACACCGCAGCCCAGGTGCAGGACCAAGCCGACGCAACCAGCACGGTGTTGGCCAACAGCTTCGCCAGCCAGTGGAACGTCGAAGGAACGCCGCAATGGGTAAGCGACGCCGGCAGCGGCTACCTGACCCAACTGACGGACCAGTTGAAAGCGCTGCGCGACAGCATCCCGGGCCTGCCTGACTCGGTCACGGCCTTCAACGCTCAGCTGCAGGCGTTCTCCGATGGGCTGTCTAGCCTGATTCGCACGCCCTTCAACCTGGGGGCGAACGTTCTTGACCTGGTGCTTGGCCTGGGCACCATCGCCCAGCAGCCGATCAATGCGCTGGGGCTTTACCGCAACCTGTTCGACTTCGGCTCCGACCAGGCGCCCGTTGCAGGCACCACGCCGGCACGCAAGCAGCAGGCAACCAACCTCACGGCCCTGCAGGGGCTGGTGCGCGGGGCTGCGATCGCGCAGGCGGCCGCTGCGGCTTCCAAGGTGCCGGCGCAGACCCAACCTGCCAAGGTGGCATCGGTGGCCAGCACCACGAGCACGTCGGCAACGGCTACGCAGCTGACCAGCGACCCAAGCACGTCGGCGACCATCGGCTATGGCACGGCCGACCAGGCCGTAGTCATCCGCGATGCGCTGACGGATGCGATCGACGATCAATCGTTGATTGCCGACGACGATCTCTACGTGCAGCTGTTGGATCTGCGCACCGCAATAGTGCGTGACATCAACACCCGGGTGGCGGGCCTGCCGAACCTGATCACGTTCACGCCGAGCACCACGCTGCCGGCGCTGGTGCTGGCCAATCGCCTGTATGGCGACGCCGGTCGCGAGCAGGAGATCGTCGCTCGCAACGATCTGCGCTATCCCGCCTTCGTCACCGGCGGCCAGGCGCTGGAGGTGCTCGGTGAGTGACCTGGTGCTGACGGTCGAAGGCCAGCGCTACGCGGGCTGGCAGCGCCTGCGGCTCAGCCGTGGCGTCGAGCAGGTGGCAGGTGGCTTCGAGCTGACCGTCACGGAGCGCTTCGATGGGCTCTCCAAGCCGCGCCCCATCCGCCAGGGGCAGAAGTGCTCGGTGTCGATCGATGGCCAGCGGATCATCCAGGGCTGGATCGACGTGGTCGCCCCGGATTACGACAGCGAGAGCCACACGCTGGGCGTGAGCGGCCGGGATGCCACCGGCGACCTGGTCGACTGCGCGGCGATCTGCAAGTCGGGTACCTACCACAACCGCACGCTCGCGCAGATCGCCCAGGATCTCGCCGCACCCTTCAAGGTCCCGGTGATCGTGCGCACCAACGTCGGTGCCCCGTTCACCGAGTGGCGCATCGAGCCGGGCGAAACCGTGATGGAGAATCTGGAGCGCGCCGCGCGCTATCGCGGCGTGCTGCTGATGTCCGATGGGCAGGGCAACCTGGTCATCACGCAGCCGGGCGATCTGAAGGCACCGGCCGCGCTGGAGCTGGGCAAGAACATCCTGCGGGCGAGCGGCCATTCCAGCCTGCAGCAGCGCTTCGCCGAGTACATCGTGAAGGCGCAGCAGGCCGGCAATGACCTGTTGTTCGGCGATGACACGGCGGCGCCCTCTGGCAGTGCCCTCGACGCGGCGATCGCCCGCTATCGCCCCACGATCATCATTGCCGAGGATCAAGCGAACGCAGGCAACTGCAAGACCCGCGCGCAGTGGCAGCGCACCGTTGCCGCGGCGCGAGGCAGCCAGGTGGTCTATAGCGTCGTCGGCTGGCTGGCCAACGGCCAGCTCTGGCAGCCCAACGCGCTGGTCGACGTGCGCGATTCGTTCCTGGACATCGACGACACCCGCCTGATCTCGCAGGTGGACTTCACCCTGGATGAGCAGGGCGAGCGCACCGAGCTGACGGTGGTCGGCCGCCATGCCTACGACCCGATCAAGCTGCCCGAGCCCGAGGCAGACGGAGGCCTGTTTTGAGCGCCGCAGCCCTCCGCACGCTGGCCCGTCGCGTCCGGATGCTGCTTGCGCGCAGCGTGGTCACCCTGGTCAACGATGCCCTCAAGGTGCAGGGCCTGCAGATCACTGTGCTGCAGGGCGAGGTCGCCCAGGTGCAGCGGTTCCAGGAATACGGCTTCACCAGTGTGCCGTTGCCCGGGGCGGAAGCGATCGTCGCGGCTCTGGCCGGCGTGCGGTCGCACCTGGTGGCGATTGCCGTGGATGACGGCCGCTATCGCCTGAAGGGGCTGCAGGGTGGCGAGGTGGCGCTCTACACCGACGAGGGCGACGTCATCCACTTCAAGCGCGGCAAGTCGATCGAGATCACCTCGGGCGGCTCGGTGAAGGTGACCGCCCCGGAAGTGACGGTGACCGCCAGCACCAAGGTGACGTTGGACTCGCCCGAGGTGCATTGCACCCAGAAGCTCACGGTGGCAGGCGACATCTCCGCGACGAACGTGACGGCCACCACCGAGGTCACCGCCAACGGCATCACCCTGACATCGAGGGCGGCGGTATGACCGACATCGCCCTCCAATGGGATACCGACCATGCCGACGTCGCGATGGGCGATGCCGACCTGGTGGCCGACGAGGGGCTGGAGACGGCGGTGCTGCTAAGCCTGTTCCTCGATCGACGGGCCGATGCCGACGACGGCGTATCGCTCGACCAGGACCCGCGCGGCTGGTGGGGTGACACCTTCGCTGCCGTCGTTGGCGATCGCATTGGCTCGAAGCTCTGGCTGCTCAGCCGTGAGAAGCAGCTGACGTCGGTAGCCACTCGGGCCAAGACCTACGCGGCCGAAGCGCTGGCTTGGCTGGTGGATGACGGCGTTGCCTCTTCGGTCGACGTGCAGGCGCAGTTCGTGGCACCCGGCCAGCTCAGCCTTTCTATCGCCATCACGCGGCCGCAGGCGCCGCCGTTCAATCGCCAGTACCAGTACGTCTGGAGTGCCCTGTAAATGCCCTTCAATCGGCCATCGCTTGCCACCTTGATCGATCGCGTCGACAGCGACATCGGCTCGCGCCTGCAGGGCGCTATGGCGCGCTTGCGTCGCGCCTTGACCACCATCCTTGGCCGTGCCTTCGCGGGCGCCGTGCACGGCCTGTACGGCCACCAGGAGTGGATCGCGCGGCAGATCCTTCCCGACAGCTGCGATGACGACGTGCTCGCGCGCCATGCGGCCATCTGGTCGGTTCCCCGTAAGGCCGCTAGCGCGGCCACCGGCCTGGTGAATTTCACGGGCAACGATGGCAGCGTCGTGCCAGCTGGCACCCTGCTGGTTCGTGCTGACGGCAGCGAGTACTCCACCGACGCCGACGCCACCATCGTCGCCGGCGTCGCCTCTGCCTCGGTGACCGCGGTGGCCGCAGGAAGCGCCGGTGACGCGGTGGCCAACACTGCGCTTTCGTTCGTCGCGCCCGTGGCCGGGGTGAGCAGCGCCGTGACGGTGGACGCGGCAGGCATCGGTGGTGGTGCCGATGTGGAGGACGTGGACGCATGGCGCGCGCGCGTGATCGCCCGCATCCAGGAGCCGCCCAAAGGCGGCACCAGCTCGGATTACGAGCGCTGGGCGCTGGAGGTTTCCGGCGTCACTCGCGTGTGGGTTTATCCCAAGGAACTGGGCCTCGGTACCGTCACGGTGCGCTTCGTGATTGACGATGCGCCCGGTGGGCTCATCCCAGACGCTGCCACCGTCACGGCTGTGCAGGACCACATCGACAGCGTGTGCCCCGTGCGGCCGGACGTCTATGTGCTGGCACCCACCGCGTCGCCGTTGAACCTCACCATCCAGCTGACACCGGACACGCAGGTGGTGCGTGACGCCGTCACCGCCGAGCTGCAGGACTTGCTTGCGCGTGAGGCCCAGCCGGGCGGCACCATCTTGCTGTCGCACATCCAGGAGGCGATCAGCATTGCCGCCGGCGAGACGGACCACGTCCTGACCTCGCCTGCCGCGAACGTTATAGAGACCACCGGCAACATGACCACGCTGGGGGTGATCACGTGGGCATGACCCAGCAGCAATACCGCGAGCATCTGCGTGCGTTGCTCCCGCCTGGGCGCGCGCTTGCCGACGAGGACGGTGTATTTACCCAACTGCTGGAGAGCTTCGCGGCGGAGTTGGCACGCGTCGACGCACGCGGCGATGCGCTGGTGGCCGAGGCGTTGCCGGATAGCACCACCGAACTACTCGCTGACTGGGAGCGCGTGGCGGACCTGCCGGACGACTGCACGCCTGCCGGCCAGACGATCGACGCGCGCCGGGCGGCGCTGATCGCCCGCCTGATCGCCAAC